GCTCACTTCCCGTCCTCCCACTCCGGTTCTTTGTCCGTCATGCCCTCGTCATAGGCGTACCAGCCCCAGAGATAGCCATCGAGGCGGGCATACTCCGGATTCAGCTGGTGAAGCTTTCCGCCTGTGTCGGGGGCCTCTTCGGGTGTGCCGCAGTAATAGTCACCGCACGGGAGTTGTTGGGGCTGGCACTTGGTAGATGCGTCGCTGACCGTCCTCGCCTTGCACCATGAGCACCGCGCCGGGATGTACTGCGGCGTTTCCGCCAGTCTTTTGATGGCCTCTTCGCGTGTCACTTCCCGTCCTCCAGAGCGCGGAGAAGGGCGATGCAGAGGGCGGTTGCTGGGATATCGGCGCTGCCAAGCCATGTCCTATGAGGTTGCCGCGTCCCAACATCGGCGTGATACACATTTGCCACTACGCGGTTTGTATGCAGACCCCAAAATGGGTCCGGCAGCACCCGCTCACACAGGGCTATGGCTGCGTCTAGGGATGTGGTAAGGTTCGGAGTCCTAACTGAACCAATTGTTCCGCACCCTGTTGGCCCGACGACAAGGCCGTCACGCTTACAGCCGCGCAAGAACTCTTCGTGTCCAGTCTGGTAGCGCTTCAGGCTCCAGTATGTGGTGTGGTCGGCGCTGGTTGCAGCAAAAACCTCCGCATCCAACTCCCTTGACCCGCCTTCCTTTTCCAACCGTTCGATCAATTCACGCATGGTCTTTGTCCTCCAGAGCGCGGAGAAGGGCGATTGCGCTGATGGGAAATGGTATGGTAACTTTCTTTCCGTCTACCTTCTCAAGGCGCGCAAGCTCTTGCAGCAGAAGAGATTCTGAAATCTCCCCCTTCCACCAAGCGCCCTTCAGGGAGCCGCGTTTGAGGTGACGGCGAAATTCCTCCGGTGACGGCATATCCCTTGACCCGCCTTCCTTTTCCAGTCGCTCAATTAGATCAGTCATTGGGGGTGTCCTCCTCATCCATGTCGCGTTGCAGCTGTTCGATTTGAGCCTGTTCGTATTCGTCGTATGCTTCACGGGCGAGCCGCTTTGCTTCAGATTCATGCCAGCTGTTTATTGCTGGCGCTGGCGACATATCGAGGTTGTAAATATCTGAGTTTGATAGTGCGAGGTGGATGCCCGCGTTCACGAGCTTGTCGCGCATTGCGAAGGTCTCCCTCAGCCCCTCATTCTCTTCCTGTAGGGCGCGGATGGTGGCGTCCTTTGCGTCACGATCCGAGAGGATGGCGGGAGCGTGCATCAGCAGGGCCGCTGTATAGGCGCGGCGAAGGCGATCTGTAGACTCCACATCCGTGACTTCCTGAAATGTCTCATACGCCCGCCTTATGTCTTTGACGATCTGGTCAAGGTCTTCAGCCATTCACTTCATCCTTCATGCTAAGGGTTATGCCGCGCTCTGCGGGCCACCAATCGAGGCCCAACGCCTCGGCTATTTCTTTGCGGATCGTTTCGGTCTCTACGCCGGGAAGCATCTCGTTTTGAATGTACACCAGCGCTTTCTCAAACCACGCTGAGAAGTCCTCCTGCGACATGGATTCGTAAGCGATGCTGGCACCTCGGATCTGCTGGATACGTCCTAATCCTGGTACGTCATACCAAACCCGTTTCACGTGGCCGGTTGCAAGCTTTAGCTGTTCAACGACATGCTCCGCATCGTCGTAGTGTTCGGAATTATCAGCGATCAGTCCTGCGACAGCCCACAACAAACGGTGGTGCTTGCCATTGCGCGCGGTGTGCGAACGGATCATGACGATGCGACCGGGGCGAAGCTTCTTTATGAGGTCTTCGCTTTTGCGATCCGTAGGCACCAGCATGACCCGATCATCAGGTCGCTTCAGGTAGACCGTTCGCTTGCTCATTCTGCGGCCATCTCCGCAGCCTGAAACTCCTGCTGCTTGAGTGCATCTGCCTTGACGGCCTCATCATAGAGTTCAGGATCTGCCGCCTGAATGCTCGCGAGGCGTTCCTTGTATTTAGCCCACAGAGCATCCAGAGTTTCCTTGTTCGGACGATCCGCCACGAACTCGCAAAACTTCTCGATGAATGCCTTGTCGGCCTCCGGGTCGCGCTCCACGAACTCCGCATCCTTGGGCGCATTGGCAAGGTCCTTTCGCTTTGCTGCGATGGCCTTCTGCGCGGCGTTGCGGTCCTTCTCCGGCATGGCGATGATGTCGCTTGTTTTCTGCAAGGCCAGTTGCTCAAGATCGTTCATTGTCTCGCAGGCATTGATTAGATCAATGAGGGATTCCGAACGGGTGGGCTCTGGAGTCTGCTCATTAGCAGGTTCTGTCGGAATGGGCTTCAAATCGCCCCGCCCTGCATCGTCGAAGTCCTGAACCTCTTCAGGCGCATACATGCCCGCAATTACGCCGGGAAACACCGTCCGAACACCCTCGGAAATCACACGCGCTGTTAGCATCTGGCGAGGATAGTTCCTCCAGTTCTGATTGTCCGTCAGAGCCTCATACTGCTGCTTCTTGCGATTGTATCGCTTAACCTTGGAGGCCATTTCGATGGTCCACGTGATAGGGCACTCTCCCCCGGACTCATGTGAGAATATGGCGGAGACCTTTGTGTCCGAGCGCTCGGTCCATTTTACCTTGCCGCCAGCGCTCTGGAAGCGGGCTAGCATGGCGTCAGCTCGAAGGGACGGTCGCCCCTCAATGATGTGATAATCCCGCGCAGCGATTGCTGGGTGCATCCCTTCGGCGTCAGCCAGAAGCATCAGCGCAAACGCCTGATCCGCAGTCTTGCACCCGAACAGCCCGGAGGCCGCAATATGCTTCGCCATGCCGTATGCCTCTTCGCCATTGCGAGGGATTAGGTTGGAGCGCTGCTCCTGGACAATAAGGTGGTTTCCGTCAGCCATTTACTTTCTCCTTCACGGGCTTGATGCGCAGGGATGGCGCGCCTTGCGCCAGCGAATATCCGGGGACCTTCTGGCCCTCGGTAAGTGCGGCCTGAATGGCGGCCTTGTCGGCCTCCTTCTTGATCCGCACCATGTCGATTGGTAGAGTCTCCACATCAGCGTCAGGGGCGACCTGAAGCGTGACACGGCCAGAGGCGAGTGTGATCTGTGCGCGAGGG